TAGATACACAGTTGCTGGTACATTTAACGCTGGTAAAGTTACTGCTGACGTAGTAGAAACAATCGGTGACGGACAGAAGTACTACGCTTCTGGCTTTACCGTATCTTAATAAGGAGTAACCTATGCCTATTTATAGAGCTAAAATCAAGTGTTTCGTAGGCGATAGCTTACGAGAAGCTGATGAAGAGTTTGAATACAACGGAAAGCCCTGCAAGCATCTGGAATTGATTAGTGGTTCTGAACCTCAACCACCTGTAGCACCTGCTCCAAAGGTGAATGCAGCAAATTTAGAACTAATGACTAAAGCAGAGCTTGAAGTTTATGGTCGTACTATTGGTCTTGAACTAGATAGAAGGCAAACAAAAGATGCTCTTATTAGCCAACTTGAAGCAGCAAATAAGTAGGCATTGGTTTTCTTATTTACTTACTGGGGGCTAGTAGTAATACTGCTAACCTCCTCTTTTTTTAGGAGATGTTATGGCAACTGAAGTAGATATTTGCAACCTTGCCCTAGCTCATTTGGGTGATGATGCAACAATAGCTTCACTGAATCCACCAGAGGGATCAGCACAAGCAGAAAAAGCTGCACGTTTTTATCCAATAGCAAGAAACACTTTGCTAGAAGTGCATACATGGAATTTTGCAGCAAAGCGTGGAAATTTAGCATTAACAGCTAATACTCTTGACCAATGGGATTATGCGTATGTAGCACCTGCTGACATGATGACACCTGTTGCGGTAATATCACCAACGGCACAGAATGATTATGCTACAAGGATGTCTTCTGGTGATACTCCAGGAGGAATTACATCTAACTATTCTCCAACAATTGTAGCTGGGCAATATACACCACAACAATTTGCAGTAGAAGGAACTCTAATCTATACAAACCAAGAGAACGCAATGTTGAGATATCAGGCAGCCGTAACGGACGCTTCTGCATTTTCTCCTTTATTTGTTATTACATTGTCATGGCACTTAGCTTCTATGTTGGCAGGGCCTGTAATTAAGGGAGATCAGGGAGCAGCGGAAGCAAAACGCTGTACTCAAATGATGTCTAATTATTTAAATAGTGCAAAACAAGCCGATAACTTACATAGAGATATAACTGTAGAACATATAGTTCCTTGGACATCTGGGAGGTAATTAATGCCAGTTACACGCACATTTAAACAAGCATTTTCTGGAGGAGAAATCTCACCAGAGATGTTTGGACGTATTGCTGACAATAAATTCCAACAAGGTGCAGCAACAATGCGTAATTTCATTGCTAAACCTCAAGGACCTGCACAGAACAGACCAGGATTTAAATTTGTAGCATTTGTAAAAGATAGTACTAAAGCCACAAGATTATTAGATTTTACGTTTAATACCACTCAAACAATGATAATTGAGATGGGTAATTTATATTTTAGGTTTCATACCGAAGGCCAACCATTGGTATATACGGATGGATCTGCGTGGAGTAACAGTACTAACTATACAGTTGGTGATATAGCAAAACAGGGCGGTGTTAACTATTACGCAAAGACAGCACATTCAAATAGCCAACCACCGAATGCAACAAATTGGTATCCATTGCCAACTAATATGCAATATGAAATACCTCATCCATATCTAGAAGCAGAATTATTTGATGTTCATTATGTGCAATCTGCTGACGTTGTAACACTAGTGCATCCTAATCATGCACCTAGAGAATTAAGAAGATTAGGTGCTACGAAATGGGAATTAAAAGTAATTGATTTTGGTACTCCTTTAGCTGCTCCTACTGGTGTATCAGTTAGTGCTTATATACCTTCATCTACTAGTACAAACAACGACACTTATGAAGACCATAAATATGTCGTGACTGCTATAAAACCTAATTTGATAGACGAAAGCAATCAATCAAGTACAGCAACTGTAAGTAATAATATATTTGTTTCTGGTGCTAGAAATACCATCTCATGGAACTCAGTTACAGGTGCTAGTAGGTATAGAGTATATAAAGATCAAGGTGGAATATTTGGGTATATAGGAGAAACTACTTCTACATCAATTATAGATAATAATATCGCACCAGATTTTTCTAGAACACCACCAATCCATGAGAATGATTTTACAGGTTCTAATAATTATCCTGGTGCTGTATCTTATTTTGAGCAACGTAGAGTATTTGCTGGTACGAATAATGCACCACAAAATATATGGATGACGAAATCAGGTACTGAAAGCAATATGTCTTTTGGTCTACCTATTCGAGATGATGACCGTATCGAGTTTAGAGTTGCTGCTCGTGAAGCTAATACGATTAGACATATCGTTCCGTTAACAAATTTACTTATGCTTACTGGGTCAGCAGAATGGAGAGTAACTTCTGTTAATAGTGATGCTATAACACCAACATCTATATCAGTAAAACCGCAGTCATATGTGGGATCTAACAATGCACAACCAGTAATTGTTAATAATAGTCTGGTGTATGCTGCTGCTCGTGGTGGTCATGTAAGAGAACTTGGTTATAACTGGCAAGCTAATGGTTTTGTAACAGGTGATTTATCAATTCGTGCGCCACATTTATTTGATAATCTTACGATTAAAGATATAGCGTATGCGAAAGCTCCTATCCCTATTGTCTGGATGGTAAGTAGTAATGGTAAATTATTAGGTCTTACATATGTTCCAGAACAACAGATTGGTGCATGGCATCAACATGACACAGATGGCACTTTTGAAAGTGTAGCTTGCGTATCAGAAGGAGATGATGACGTTACTTATTGCGTTGTAAAGAGAACTGTTAATGGTGCAAGTGTACGTTATGTAGAACGTATGGGGACGAGACAATTTCCAACTCAACGTGATAATTTCTTTGTTGATTCTGGTGGAACATATAACGGTACAAATACAAATGCTAGTCGTACAGTTACCATTTCTGGCGGTACAAACTATACGAGAGGAGAAAGCGTTACTATAACGGCAAATTATAATTTATTTAATGCACCTCCTAGTCTTGCTGATATCGGTGATGCGATAGTTTTAGTTGATGGCACGACATATTACAGATGCAATATTGTTTCTACTACAAATCAGACAGTAGCAACAGTCAAATTAGATAAAGATTTACCAGCATCTTTGCGTAATACAGGAATAACAACTTACGAAGTTGCAAGAAATGTTATATCAGGTATCAGTTGGTTAGAAGGAAAGACAGTAAACATCCTTGCTGATGGTGCTGTACACCCACAAAAGACAGTATCTAGTGGTTCTATTACTTTAGATCAAGCTGCTAGTGTTGTTCATATTGGTTTACCGATTGAAAGTGACCTCCAATCTTTACCTATGGCATTGCAAGTAGAAGCATTTGGTCAAGGTCGGGTAAAGAATTTAAATCATGTATGGTTAAGGGTTTTAGAATCATCTGGTATTTTTGCAGGTCCTAGTGCGGATAAATTAGTAGAAGCAAAACAACGTACAACAGAACCATATGGATCACCACCAAGTTTAAAAACAGAAGATATAAAAATCATGCTTACCCCGACATGGCAAGATAATGGACAGATATATATAAGACAAACAGATCCACTACCACTAACGATTGTAGGGTTAACATTAGAAGTAGCGATGGGTGGGTAGTGTGACCGTAAACGGATATTATGTATGTATATTAGAAAAATAAGGAGGTGTTGAGCTAATGTCAAGTAGTGGCACAAGTTGGGGAGATTTAAGCGCAGGGGCAAAATTCGGTGTATGGTTCCAAGGCTTTTCCATGCTCAGTGGGGCGATGTCTGCTGGTCATGCAGCAGCAATGGAAAGGATTAGGTTTAAAAGCTTAGCTTTAAATCTACAACACCAAAAAGATATGACTCTCTTCAATATGGAGGCTACAGAGAGTCAGGCACAGCATTTATCACGCACGTTCAATGTACGGAATCAGATAATGACTCTGAAACAAGGGAACGTAAAATCTAAAGGTGCAGTATCTATAGCTTCTAGAGGTGGTCAAAGAGGTGTAGGTAGCAACTTAGATGCAATGGTAAGTAGCGAGATGTTAGCAGAAATAGATAGAATTAATATGAATTCAAATAAAGTAAGGGCAGTAGAAAATCAGCGTTTACAGGGTGTAGGTTTAGGGATTAAGGCACATATGTTGGATGTTAGTTCACAGAATATGTTCCGCACTGCATCGGCTGTTAGTCCAGCTATGAACATGACTAGCACTTTCCTAACAGGTGCAAGTGATCTCGCAAGATATTTTGCATAACAATTATGGCAACAGTACCTTTTCAAACAGCAACTACTCAAGAATTAGCAGCAGGTTCAGCAGTACAGTTTTCTAGTACTTCAGTAGAACCAGTAAGAGACACAGTAGGTGATGACTCAGAACGAATGAGTAAGGCGTTAAGAAATGTAAGTCAAGCTGCATTTGCAATACAGGATGAACGTGATGATGCTGAGTCAAAAGCACTAGCTAGTGAATTTCATGCTGCGTTAAAGGTAGAACAAGCAAAATATAAAAACTTGAAAGGTGTTCAAGCTGTAGCACCAGTAGAAATAGACGGAAAGAAACTAACACAACTTGATGTTTTTAATAATAAAAACTCTAAAGAGTTATTTGAGACTTATGGCAAAAAGGCAAGTAATGGGAAGTCTAAGAAAATGTTTGAAACGATAGCTAGAAGTTATATTCAATCATATCAGGCTAATAATATTACCCATTCTCTTGAGCAACAAAGACTTTATAAAGAAGCTTCGTTGGACGCAAGTATTAAAGCTAATAAGGCTGAAGCTATACACGCTTATAAAACTTATGCAAATCCAAATGGTGACTTTACAAAATATTATACGGCAGGTCTTCAACAGGTAGAGGAACTAGCAGTATTAAAGGGATGGAACATTGACCCTACTAAGGGTGTTGTTAGCTCACAATTTTTAAACTATCTAAGTGACTATAATTATGATGTGGCAAAAAAAGTCGTAAAGAACTTTAGAGATGATAAGGATGCTGTGGGATATAAGTTTTTTATGAAGGACATTAAACCAATCTTAAATAAGGAATTAGGTGAAAAGCTTGAATCATCGGCTGAAGAAACATTTACAAATAATGATCAATACAAAAAGATACAAGCATTATTTTCCTTTACTGGAGATCAAAATAGTGGAGACTTTTTGACGAATGTTGGGTTGTCGTTAACTTTGAGTAGTAATAATTCTTTTGAGGATGGTAAAGGTGCTTGCGTTATCGACTGTTTTCATAGCGATGAATATGAAACTCTAAATAGAAAGACATCTGAGAATATAGAAAACATAGAACAAATCAGAGGTGAGTCAATATTTTTTAATCCAGAATCTAAGAAAAGACTAATACCACAACATCACCCTACCCATATGTTTGCTGCTCAAGTCTTGGATGTCAAAAAGGCTGATTCGTTGTATACGAAAGCAAAATCGAGTTTAGATATTGATCCACAAAGGTTTAAAGATGATCCGAAATATGCCAAGGAAATGAATGCAAAGATAATAGAAAAATACAATACTTTAATTTATGAAAGTGCCGAGAAAAAATATTCTTCAAATCAAAAAGTATCTAGTCTTTTTCCTGGTACTGACGCATATAAGGAAGCAGAAAAAAGTAGGATATATCTAGATAAAATCAAAAACGATTTAGAGGTAATAAGGAAAGGTATAAATTATGACTACG